TCAACAGACAAAAATCTGATTTTTTTTCATTAATATCAGAACAAAATGAAAGTCTAATTGATTTAGAAGTATTAAGTTATAAAGATTTTGATATTGCAGAAAAAAATTTTTGGTCAATATTTGTAGAAAATCATCAAGAAATTAGAGCAGATATAAAATTAACAAGACATTTTATTTTAAAAAAAAAGGAAAAATTGGTGAAAGAGTTAATAAATTGTCCATTATTTATGTGTAATATTTATGATGATTTATTAGAAAATAGTAAATTAGAGTATTGGAAATTTGTACAGACAGTATTTTTATTATTTGAAACAGTTCATAATGAAAAAAATGATGCAATAATTAATACATTATCAAGTGAATTAGAGAAATTGGTTCAAGAAGAAATTTATACTAAAGAAAAAATTAATATTACAGAAAATCCAATAAAAAAAAATGATAGTCAAAATAAAACAGAAAATGTGAATGATAGTTTTGATATGAGTAAACTAGGAGATTTGATGAATGGATTAACTGGATTAAATAATGGTGATTTTGATATGAGTAAATTAGGAAATTTAATGGGTGGATTAGGTGGATCTAATAATGAAACTAACAGTGGTTTTGATATGAGTAAAATAGGAGAATTAATGCAGGGATTAACAAATGGATCTGAAAATATGGGTGATATAGATATGGCAAAAATGTTAAATTCATTTATACCAGGAATAGATGGTAAAAAAAATGAATCATTAATGACAAATTTAATGAATGATATAACTGGTACAATGGGAAATTTAGAATCAACGGAACAAGTTTTTGAAATAACAAAACAATTAGGAGAAAAATATCAAAAAATGATAACATCAGGAGAAATAGACCCAACAGAAATAGTTGGTTCATTAATGGGATTAATGACAGACAAAAAATTCAATGAAGAATTAACAAAAATAGATATGTCAAAAATAAATCCAGAAGAGATGGTATCAAAAATGATGGAAAAAGTATCTCCAGATATGTTAGGAGAAGTTATGAGTAGTGTTGGTTCAACAAATGGAAATTTAGATTTAGCAAATATTAGTTCATTAATATCAGGAGTTACATCAATGAGTAATACTCAAACATCTAAAAATAAACCAGAAACAGAAGAATCGATGAAATTAACACCAGAACAAATAAAAGAAATGGAAGATTATTATTCAAATATAAAAATAGATTCTCAATTAGAATTGGATTAATATAAATTATTATCTAATAAATAATTAGATAATAATGGAAGAAAAATTTTGGATATATGATCCAAAAATATTATTTATAAAACTGTCAGATATTTATCCGAGAGATACAAATAATAATTTTAATGCAATATGCAGATATTTTTTAGTTGCATTAATTATTTTTATAATATTTGCAAGATATCAGTGGATATATATAACAGCAATCGGATTTATAATAACAACAATAATAGGAATATACTATACAGAAAATGAAAATAAAGAAATAAAAATAGAAAAAATAAAAAAAAATTTAGAATGTAGAAAATCTACAATAAATAACCCAATGGGAAATACATTAATATTAGATGAAAATCCACATTTAGAAGCATGTTCAGATGATTCAGAAAATATAAAAAATAATTTATATTGGGAATATTATGAGGATGAAACAAATTTAAATGCAAAAACAAAATTAAGAAGTTTTATAAAAATGCCAGTAACATCATTATTAAATAATAGAGAAAATTTTACAAATTATTTATATAATCAGAGTATACCAATATGTAAATATGATGGTATTGGATGTGAAAAATATAGAGATATTCGATATAATAAATAAAAATAATTAGAATAATTTAAATAAAATAAAATGTATAATTATATTATAGAAATGAATCAAATAGTTGATACAACAGAACCAGATCAAAATAATTTAAAAAGTAAATTAAAATATTATTCAAATACACGTGTGTTTGAACAACCCTTATTTAGATATTATAATCCAGATGTAACATTTGATAGACCAAAATCATTATTATTTAATCCAGATGGAAAATTTGATAAAAAATCAAATAAAAATATAAATACTCAATATACAAGAAATAAATCAGAAACACCAAATAACAAACCTGTTTTAGGATTTGATTCAAAATATTTTCCAAATTATAAAAATCATCCACAATTTATTTCAAAAGGTGATCCAGTTGATTATGGAAATAAAATAGATATTGAAAGTGAATTTAAATCACCAGAATATTCAAAAACAGGAAAAATACCAGAATTTAAATCAAATGATGGACGAACTTTTATATTAACAAATGATAGACGAAGAAATTTAGATTATTCTGAATATATACCTGCTGGATCAATGACAAATACTGGATATAGTGATATAAATGATTTTAGTAAATTAAAATATGGTGATTCGACACGTGATATGCAAGGGCCATCTAGAGATAAAGAACAAGATCGTTTTCATTTTACATATAGAAACTATCAACATCAAGTATATGGTTCAAATCCATATCCTGCGGATACTAGATATTTAAATAAAAAATTCTAGTATCATTTTAATTTTTATAATTATAAAAATTAATTTCTAATATATATTATATAAATGTCAGGTATAAACTCTAGATTAATTCATGATACATGTGCCCAATCACAAAAAATACAAAGTTCATGTGCTCCAGCTGATTACAGTATGTATTTAGATTATTATATTAATCCTACTTTTAAAACAGCAAAAGATGTTCCTTGTGGTCATTCTACAAATACAATTGGTTGTTTATCATGTGAAACTAATAAAAATGCAACTTTAAATCTTGGACCAGAATCATTTGTTAAACTTGTTGGTATTGAAGATAATTTAAGAGGTACTACTCGAAATTTAACATTATGTTCAAATGAAAAATTTATGTCATGTCAAGTTAATCCAAATGCTGCAAATAGAATTCAAGGAGAATGTGATAAAATTATTACAGTAAATCCATTTTTATGTGAGAGAACAATAGTTCCAACTAATCTTAAATTTCCAACTACAAAAGGCTTTTAAATTATAAAAAATATATATAAATATATTTTTTTTTATCTTTGTATTATTTATATTAAATGTCAGGAGTTTTTTCAAGAAAAATATATGATGATTGTTATCAAAATAATCGTTTAAATCAAGGTACTAAACCTGGATCATACCGAGTTGATAATACTCAAATACAAAATTCATCATGTGTAATTGCTAATGGTATGAGTAATTCTAAAGGTGCTTGGTATGGTCCAAATGAAATTTCTAATGTAACTGCTTTATCAGATATTGAATCTCATTTAAAAAATTTAGATTTACCAGATTCAAGATGTTTAGAAGGTAGAACTATGGCTGAAAAAAATGCTTATGCAAATTCATTATCACAAAATATTAAAAAAACTGTATCAACCTGTCCTAAATTATTAGATGTTGGTAATACTAGATTAGAAAATCCTGTTTCAGATGTAAAAATGATGGTACAAACACGTTTTGATTTTCCAATTCAAGATCCAAGAGAATGGATATATTATGGTTTTAGTGGTTCAGAACAAGTAGATTCGAACCGTTTTGGTATAAATACAAGATTACAAGCAAAAAATACAGCTAGTGTTGATTACTATAAGAAATTAAACAAAAACATATAAATAAATTTATTTAATAATAATTATAATCTACATAATTATTATTATGGCAGAATTAGCTTTATTAGCAGGTTTAAGTTATGCTGGATATATATCTGAACCAGATCATAAAAATATAAATAATAAAACATCATATGATGATAAATTATTATTAGATGATTATAGATATTCAGAATATCATTCAAATATAATTAAAAAAGGAGAATCAAATATAAAAAATGTATATGAACAAAGAAAAAAAGATACAATGGATCCTAAAAAATTTATGATACCTGTATATTATGGATTAGAAGATAAAGCAACTGAAATTGGTCCTGGAACAGAAGTAAATACAGAGTCTATAAAAGAATCTTTTACTTCTCAATTTGAACCACAAAAATTTAATTCAAAAAATACAGTTCCAATTAATGATACAATTAATAAATCACATCAAAACGAAATTTCTCTAAAAAATGGTTGGTCTGTTTTTGAAGATTTTAATTCAAATACTAATGATACTAATAATGATATGACATATGGAGTTGTACCTGTATCTGATAAATCATTTACACATAATAATATGAATATTTTTAATAGAATGAGAGATTTAGATACTCCTGTTCTTAGAGATAGTAGAAAATTAGAATATTTTTCAGGTTCATCTAAAACATACAATTCTAAAAAAGAAACAGAACCTTTTTTTAAACCTGTTGCTGGAAATACATGGGGACAAGGTGGTATGCCTGGTGTAAGTACATTTATTCAAAATAGAATGAATGATGGAATTAAAATGGAAAGACGTAAACAAAAACCATTTGAACCAAGAAAAATTGGTCCTGGTATAGGTTTAGGTGTAAATAAAGACTCTTTAGGAGGTCTTCATGATACAACACGTATTTTACCACGTACAATTGATGAATTAAGAAGAAAAGATGATCAACGTGTAACATATACACCTCCTGTTTTACCTGGTAAAAAAGGAGAAGCAAGATCAATTATTGGATCATTTGAACATAGAAATCCTGACAAGTTTAGATCAGATGTTCAACCAGTTAAAACAGGAGGACAAATAAAAGCATTACGGGCTCCAGATAATATAAATATTGATATTGGTAATAGAACATTTTCAACTCCTATTATTGGTCCTGCTGGGTCATCTAGATTTGGTATTAATACACCAAATATGAAAGGTGAAATAAAAGCACCAAAAGATAAACAATTACAGAAATTTAATCAAGGACCTGCTCAAGGAAATAACAAATCATTACAAAATAAACAAGCATTTACAATTGCAAATACACAAAGAGTATTTACAAATAAAGAAATAAATGGTAATGTTAGTAATTTACAAGGTACAAATGTTTATGATCCATCATATATTGCTAAATCAACACAACAATTAAATGAATTTACTCCTGTTGGGCCTAGCAATGTTATACAAGGTTCAAATGTTTATGATCCATCATATATTGCTAAATCAACACAACAATTAAATGAATTTACTCCTGTTGGACCTAGCAATGTTATACAAAGTTATAATATATATAATCCATATAATTTAGCTAAACCAACACAACAATTAAATGAATTTACTCCTGTTGGGCCTAGCAATGTTATACAAGGTTCAAATATTTATGATCCATCACATATTGCTAAACCAACACAACAGTTAAATGAATTTACTCCTGTTGGACCTAGTAGTATTATACAAAGTTATAATATATATAATCCATATAATTTAGCTAAACCAACACAACAATTAAATGAATTTACTCCTGTTGGACCTAGTAGTACTATACAAAGTAATAATATATATAATCCAAATCATTTAGCTAAACCAACACAACAATTAAATGAATTTACTCCTGTTGGACCTAGTAGTACTATACAAAGTTATAATATATATAATTCAAATGATTTAGCTAAACCAACACAACAATTGCAAAATTTTAATCCTATTGCACTAAATAATGTTGTACAAGGGATTAATACTTATAATCCAAATAATTTAGCAAATCCAACACAACAACTACAGAATTTTAATTCTGTTGCACCAAATAATGTTGGACAAGGTTTTAATATTTATAATCCAAATATTTTAGCAAATCCAACACAACAATTAGATAAATTTAATCCAGTTGGTCCTAGTTTAGGATTTATTGGTCCAAATTTTTATAATCCAGAACATTTAGCAAATCCAACACAACAATTAGATAAATTTAATCCAGTTGGTCCTGGTTTAGGACTTATTGGCCCTAATTATTATAATCCAGAACATTTAGCAAATCCAACACAACAATTAGATAAATTTAATCCAGTTGGTCCTGGTTTAGGATTAATTGGTCCAAATTATTAT